CTCTACCGTTACTGCCCGTCACAAGATTGAACTGAAGGCACTAGCTTCGACCTATCCATACGGTTCGACTGGCAAGACCGCTGATTCCAGTACTGGCACGATGAACGGGAGGGTGACCTTCCGCTTTCGTACAGGCACTGGGCTCTTTGGCACTGTACCACACATGGGACTTACCGATCCGCTCTTGCTCGCTTGGGAGCTACTCCCATTTAGTTTTGTCGTGGACTGGGCCCTTCCGGTTGGTGACTATCTGTCAGCCTTAACGGCTACGCAGGGTGTCACTTTCTTGGATGGGTTCATCACGTACTGGACCAAACGAGACGGAATTCGGCAAATAGCTGATGTCTTCGACAACGGGAACCCGTACTTCCATCAAGTCACGGTGAAGGAGGGCAGCTATCGCACTGAGGTTCTGAACCACAGGCGCGATGTATATGCTGCTTTTCCTCTACCTAGACTACCGGTTGTGAAGGATCCTCTCTCCGTCGATCATGTCGTAACAGCGCTTGCGCTGCTGCGACAGACTTTCAGAGTTCGATAATCAACTACCTAACCTTGGTGACAAACCTATGGCAAGCATTGCCGACATTAACCTGGCCAATTACGCGGCCGTGTCAAAAACCTTCGCTGCTCGCTCGTCAGACGGCTCCCTTGCAACCTGGAATGAAATGAGCTCCGGGCTCTACATTGGGAACCCCGTCGTGACCCTCGGACAACGTCTGCCCGGACCGAACGTCCGGACATACAAGGTCTCTCTGAAGGTCAAACTTCCGACTATGGCGGTCACCGCACCTACGACGATGTCTGGCATTCAGCCCTCTCCTACTGTCGCCTACACGAACATGTTCAGTGGTGACTTCGTGATGGGTCAGGAGGCGTCGCTCACCGAGCGTCGTGATCTCCTGGCCTTCTCGAAGAACCTGCTGTCGCATGCCGTCGTGACGGATGCCATTGAGAACTTCCGCGTCCCCAGCTGAGCAATGTTCCGCCCAGGTGGTCCCAACGACGTGATCTTCAAGCTGAGCGTGCTCATCGCATACTTGGCTTTGGTCATAACGTTGGTTGTCGGTGCCCTCGCGGGTACCTACTACGCTGTTAACTACTTGCTGACCTTACCGGTCTTTAAGTAGAAGTTCTTAGGAGATTTCAAGTGACTCAGTCACGTGGAAACAGAGCCTCGTGGAATACGAGACTCAGTGCGGCTGAACATCAGACGTCCGAGCGAGGTGCTCTCCGTCTCTATGAAGCACTGGACACACCGGTCAGTCTGAGTTGTTACCTGCTCCTGAAACATAAGGAGTATACTCAGCTGATCGAGAAGAGGGTTGACCCCCTCCAGTATCAGAATGCTTCTAGCTTCAAGAGGGACTACCAGGCGGTATCGTATCTCAGTAAATTCCCTGATTTTCCTACGGGGATCGACAAAGACGCGGTGGCGCTTGGCAAGTTTCTTGAAGCGGAATCCATCTGCAGGCAGACAAATCGCCGTCTTAAGGCGCGTGCTTCTGGAGTTTTTAGTACTCCGGACGTTGAGTCAGTATTATTTCTGGCTCAGCGTAAAATTGCACACATCCTCGGACGTTGGCGACCATCATACCTGCTCGATGGAGGTTTTGGCCCAGGCGTGACTTCTAGTTGCCGTGGGAGCAAAACGGGCTTAAGCGAAAAGTTCAGTTCCGAGCTAGACGCAACTCGCGATGCGCTCAAGTATCTAAAACCGTTGATTGGATGCACTCCGCTGTGGTCAAAAGCTATTGCGGGTGTCGAGCCTTTTGGGCCTGACTTTAGTGCGCTAATCCAACCGACGATCGTAGATGCTGACCGTATTACTTTCGTTCCGAAGAACGCCAAGACGAATAGGACTATCACCGTGGCTGCAACTCTGAATATGTTTTTCCAGAAGGCTATCGGCGACGTGATCCGAACTCGTCTGAAGCGCTGCGGGGTTGACCTGAACAGTCAACTCCGAAACCAAACCCTTGCACGTGACGCATCTGTTACGGGACGCTATGCCACAGTCGACTTATCATCGGCTAGTGACACGGTATCCCGCGAACTCGTATGGGACTTGCTTCCATACGATTGGTCACGCGTAATGGACGACGTAAGACATAAGCGCGGTCGCTTGCCCGACGGTCAGACCATCTCTTACGAGAAGTGGTCCGCCATGGGTAACGGCTACACTTTCGAGCTCGAGTCTCTCATCTTCTACGCCCTGGCCGTTGGTGCAAGCCAATATGTCGGGGTCGAAGTTGAGAACATCGGCGTCTACGGGGACGATATCATCATACCCGTGGAAGCTTATGAGCTCTTTGTCCGCGTACTCGACTACACAGGCTTTGTCACTAACAAAGACAAGACTTACTCCTCCGGATACTTTCGGGAGAGCTGTGGAGCCGATTGGTTCTTCGGTTGTAATGTTAGACCTATCTTCCTCAAGGAAAGGATCATCGATGTTGGAAGCACTATCAGAGCTGCTAACGCTCTTAGGCGAATTATACAGACTAGTCGAGGCCTTGTTTGCGAACCTTTGATCGGCGCAACGTCTCCGATCAAAGCTAGTAACGCAGCTTACGATTTGTCTGTACGATCCCGCTTTTGGAGTGTTTGGCAGTTCTACGTCAATCGTGTACCGAAGGAGGCCCGTATCTTTATTCCTGAAGGTTATGGTGATCTTGGACTCGTTGGTAATGAGTCCGAATCGTCGACCTTCAAAGTGGATCAAGAGCGCGGTTATCACAGGTACACCTTTCTTGCTTTGCTCCAGGTCGGAGCTAAGTATAGAAACAGTAACGCTTCAGCGACCTTGATACAGTCGCTGAAATCGTCTACTGGTTCTCGTATCGTCACTGACGGCACGGGAACTTTGATTGACAGACTCCTTGTAAAGGGGTCTAAGCTTCTTAAACCTCAGATCGTTCTCGCGTTGCAGCGAGAATATAGGTCGACCTCCCCTACGAACGGGTTAAGCTCCGAACGTAGGAGGGTGCATTACGTCAAGAAGCACATCGTGGCCACAGAGTGGCCGGAACTCGAGGGTTGATTCATTAATCCTTTCTCCAGGTAGCGCCTGGGGTGGTTGTCAGAAATGGCAGACGGTGAAAGCGCG